GGACGGGAACGCTTGGGTCAGCCGTGTGGGCTGCTGTGGTCTCGCGCTCGATGTCGGCATCACTCACGCTGCCGTTCACCTTCGGGTAGATGCTGACCATCTTTGTGCCCGTGTGGTCGGCAAGGCTGATGCGGTTGCTCTCCAACACCTCCTCGCTGATTTACTCATTGTCGTATCGTTTTAATTGTTCGATGTCGTTCATAATGTGATGTCAGGCAGACGCTCACCATAGCGGCCACGCCTGCGGTTAGGATGTTCGGGGAATGGAGTGTCTGGAAACATCGTGCGAAGCCGTGCCAGACAATCCTTTTCGATGGCGATGATTTCCTGCTCCTCACGTTCGTCGTGGCAGTAGGATTCACCCTCGATGTCATACTCACGCGATAGTTCGATGTAAGGCCAGTCGGCTTCGTAGTCAAACTCGCCCGTTTCGAGAATGGGCACCAACTGCGCCGTGGTCTCGCCGTGTCGCTGACGGATATACAGGCAGCGGATTTGGTCGCCGTCCTTGAAGTTGAAGTATATCTGCGTCGGGCAGTAGATTACATCTTCCAGGAACTCGTACATCACCACAACGTCGGCAGTCGGCACGTACTTCTTGTCCGTCACCGTCAATTCTGCTTCACGGCTCTTTGCCAGCGTTGCCTTCACTCGCTCAGGGTCAATCGTCACCACGTTCTTCGTCGGCATTGGCTGATTGATGATGTCGGACAGCCGCTTTTGTTGGTCTTTCGTGATGACCATTTCGCCACCAAACAGCATGTCGCCACTGCTATGGGTATCGACCCATCCACCAGTGGCAAATGGTATTCGTTTCTTGCTCATTGTTCTCGCTTTTCAAAGTTATCGTTGCACCGCTTTGTCAGTCGGTCACAATCTTTATCGTTTGTCACGCACTTGCCATTGAAGCCGTGCCTTGTCTTTGGCGCAAACCAAATACAATCGCCACATCTATACATAAATTCGTTCAATTGCCACTTCGTTCTCGCTATCGCTCGCGAGCCCTTCGGCCTTCGTGGTCTATCTTATCCCCTCAAAGTACTCTCCCAGCGGATCATCCTTCACGTCGTGGGTCTTGGGGCTCTCCATCTTCTTGCTCGACTTGTTCGTCAGTCCCAGGTGCTCGCGCTGCATACCGATGGAGCGTTGCAACTCCTTCAGGTGAACATACAGCGGGTTGCTCTCCTTGTAGGGCATTCGGTTCTTGTCCCACTTTTCCAGCAGTCGCCCTTCGGTCATGATGTCCTGTTGCATCCCGTCGCGGTCGGCCATCATCGTGGCGGTCTCGCTGATGAGCAACTCCTGCCACTGCTCAGGCTCTTCGGTGTTGAAGCGGGCACACACGTCGCGCCGCAACTGCTCCTCATAGTCGGCCACCGTGCGCCCCTGGGTCAGCAGCTCCCACGCCCACATGGCACCCTTCACAAACTGCGTCTCCGGTCGTGTCGGTGCCTTCTTCTTCAGCATCGCCTTGGCAGCGTCTTTCGCCTCCAGTTCAAAATCTTCCTGTTTCATTTCTTCGGTTCTCTTGGTTTTCTAAAGTTGAATGCCAACTGCTGACGGCCCTCATACGGTAGCCGGCAAAAGCGGTAGCCTTCCTTGGATATTTGCACGGTGTGGTCGGGTGTGGAGGTGTACCACGTCTCCCAGCGGTCCTCACAGATGCGGTGCTTGATGTGCCCCGTCTTTTTGCGTTTGTCCTCCACGTCCACGCCGATGCCCTTCGATGTCAATGGCTCATACGGCCATACACCGAGGCAGCAATACGACTGGCGCAACCCGGCCACGCGCTGCTCCTTGGGAATGATGCCTATCAGCGGACACCGCTCGCACGACTCAGGCGGTTGCGGTGAGTGAAGTCTTATTTTTACTGTATTCGCCATTGTTCAGAAAATAAAAATATTATTATTCGTCAATCGGGGTATAACTCGCAATTCCCGTTATATCCTTGCGGCCGCCTATCCCGATACCATTATTTATCGGGCTTTTTACCCTAACATTTTGGAAATGTGCTGTGTGGATAAAAGATTAGGCAAGTGGATTTCGGAATTTTTTCGCTTGAAACTAAAACGACCCGCGCGGGGTTTTATCCTCGTCGCCATCAGGCACGAAGTTCGGATCGTTGGCTTCGAGGAACCTTCGACGGGCTCGCTCCTTGTTCTCTGCGACCTTCTCCTTGGTATGGGTGCGCATGTCCTGATGCACCTTGATGTGGCAGGCGACGCACAACAGTTGGCAGTTGTCGGGATTGTAACACCTTGCACGCATGCCGTCTGGTCCTTCAACCGTCTTCGCCTGTTCAACAGGTCGGAGGTGATGCACATCCACGCCTGGGGTGATGAAGCCTTCAGCTCTGCACCGCTCGCACAAGCCTTTGGCACGTCGGAACACCTCGGCTCGCAACAGCTTCCACCGCTTGTCGTTCAGCAGTCGCTGGTATCGTGGGTCTCTGCTCATCGTCCGTCCTCCTTGTCGAACAGGCTGTCCATGTCCTGATGCTTCTTGCGGCGGGTGCGCCGACCGTACTCAATGGCTTTGCCGTAGTCGGACCGCTGCGCATCCTCGAATGGTGCCTGAAGGTCGCGCTTGTCTTCCTCGCGTTCCAGCTCGCCCACGATTTCTATCAGTAGTTCCAGTATGCTGGAGCATTGGCGACATACGGCCATGAAGCGGAGGCGGCGGTAGAGGCTGGGGAAGGTGAGGCACATGAAGCGTTCGAGTATCTGCTGGAGGTTCATGGTCTGCTTCCATTCGCCGAAGAACGGGCGTTCCACATGCACTACGCGGATGCCCTTCTTGCCGTTCTTGTCGTTCAGGTAGTAGGTTGCCTCGCTGATCTCGGGGTCGGCATCTGGGTCGGCCACGTTGAAGTTGTCCTTCCACCCGATCATGTGCTCCAGCATATTCATCGCCTTCTCAACCATCGGGCTGAGCTTTGTCTTATCCTCCATGTACCGGCGTATGCAATCGCACGTGTTCTGGATAATTGAGTAGATGCTGATGCCCTGCCGTCGCTCTATGCGCTTCATGGCATCGTAGGTCTCTGTGCTGACCTTGGTTTGCATCATTCTATATTTCTGCTTTTCTTCCATCTTTTATAAGTCTTAATACAACGTCGGCTATGTCTGCCTTCTCTCCGTCCTCGGGCTTCCACCAGTCGCGGACAGCCTGGGTGTTGAGGTGTAAGTTGGGGTACTGTAGCTCGTTGGCCTTCCTGATCCAGCGGCTGATGCCGTCGCGGTCGGGGAAGAGCACTATCTTCCTGCCCGCATCCATGAGTGGCTTCAACCGCTCGCGGCTGAGGTTTTGCATCCCTGCGCACGCCATCCATATCTGTGCGGCATGGTTGCCGTAGGCAGCTGCCATAATGACGGCTGTCTTCTCACTCTCCACAATGTTTATTGCCGCATCTGGCCAGCGGTTCATGAGGTGCTGACCGAACAGGCAGTAGCTTGCCGCCTCCTTCTGCTCGTCGAAGTGGTTGCTACCGCGGGCATACCGCATCCGGGCATGGAGCCATGTCTGGTTGTATGGGTCGTCCTTCATGCGGTGGCCATCCTCCTTGTACTTCATCATGTGGCAGTTATGTAGTATGTTCTGCTCATCCAGCATCCACCACATCGTCCATTCATGATGCTGCCGTTCGCCTGTGGCTCGGTTCTCTGTATCGAAGTACGTATGCCCTACGTGATAGTCCGTTAGGGCCTCTGTGAGCCTCTTACGCGCCGCATCGTCCCACGGCTGCTGTTCTATCCAGTGAACGAAGTTATCGCGCTCTGTGTTGGCATAATAGCCTATCCATTCGGTAGGCCATGTGCGCTTAGGCAGGTTGTCGGGTATCTCAGTCATGTCTCTTGGTTTAGCAGGTTTGATATTTTTGAACTTCTCGCGGTCGTAATCCTCCTGGATGGGTATGCCGTACTTGGTGGCCAGATACCGCAGCGCATCGGGGTAGGAGAGGTGCTGATAGTTCATCAGGAAGTCAATAGGGCCTCCCTTGGCATCGCAACTGAAGCATACGTAGCAGTTCCTGGCTGGATGCACAACGAAGCTGCCCAGATGCTTATCGTCGTGAAACGGGCACAGGCACTGGTAGTTGACTCCCTTCTTCTTAAGCGTCAGAAAATCTCCTATAACGTCCACAATGTTTGCCGCGTCCTTAATCTTCTTTTCTGTGAATTTATCCATAATATTTTCTATGTAAAGCCGAGCGTGTATGTGCGCGTGGCGCGTGTGTGGGATGCTTGCCCCTTAAACCTGCCCGCCGCCCTTGCGGGCTTGGTTTATGGTGCATGCAGCGCACCACGTGTTGAACCTTGGTTTAACCCCTCCTACACCTTTAGGTGTAGAGGGCGATTGGTTTAACTCGTCAGAATGGGAGTACATTAGATATTTGCAAGGCGTAATGTCCTCCGATCTTGACGGTAGTCTCTTCAAGCATCTTCTCCTGAATTGCAAATTCGAGGTCTGCCTGTTGCCTTCCATCGTTCTTTTGCATTCCGATAGCTCCGAAGATTTTCTGTTTTATATCCTTTCGGCTCATTGGCCATTCATACTTAGTGTATGCATCAGCCAACCACTTGTTGATGTCTTCCTTACTGTCATGCTCAGGTTTCTGACGTTTGCTGTCGCCTGGGTTGCTAACAATCTTTGGCACTCCTAACTTGCCGGCATCGTCGGTCACCTCAAACTTCCAGTCTTCCATGTCCTTGTCGCGGGCATCCTGCTGCTTGACGGTGAAGGTTACGATTCCGTTCTTTTTCTCCTTGATGCTTATCAGCGTGTCACTCACCTTGTTTCCCAGCTCAGTACCTATCCAGCCACGCATCTTAGCTTCCTCGCTGTCTTGTGTACGTCCGGGGTTCTGATGTAGGGCAAGCCATACGCACATGTTCTTATCCTCGGCAAGGCTTGCCAATTCGTCAAGTATCTGTGTGCCGCTCTCTTCGTCGTTGATACTTGCAAGCAGGTCGCGCAATCCGTCAACGAATACGATGTCAGGTTTCAGCATATCGACGGCTAACTTGATAAGCTGGTAGCGTTGCCGGTAAGGTTTAACGTCGCTGTCCTTTGGCATGTTCTTAAGCCATAGAACGTGAAAGCGGTCATCCGGCATCGGTTGCTTCATGTCCCAGTCAACCAGCCAATGTACTCGCCTCAATACCTTGGCACTGCTCAGCTTCTCCATCTCGGTATCTACATACAGAACCTTTGGCTTATGCCCCAGGAAATCTATTGTACGTTGCGGAACGTGCAACCCTGGCAGATAGTCCTGTGTTCGCTGTATGCCGTCGCCAAGTATTGCCGCCATCAGCTGGGTAAGTACGAACGACTTACCATTCTTCTTCTGTCCGCTTATGGCAGCCAGACCGCCAACCTTGCTGAACGGTACGCCGTTGTATTCCAGCATACAATATGGCTCGGGGTAGTCCTCGCGCGGGTCAAGCAGATAAGGCCTCAGTTGGTCAATCGCCAACTGATCAGGTGTCTTAAGCTGCGGTAATTTATCCTCTCCATTCATAGTCCCTTGATAATATTATTTCTTTCAGTTCCTCTTTTCTTCGCTTGATGTCTTCATCTAATTGCCTTGCTTTGTGCTTGTGGCCGTATCGCTTACTTTCATCGTAGGCGACTCTCATAGCGAGGATTTCATTTATTCCCTTGCGGATATTCTCGCGCCATCGCCGCTCGTCTGCTATCATCTCATCGGCGAATGCCTCACCCTCGAATACTGCCTTTCCCTGATAGGCCCCGTTCGCGCTCGTTATGTCGTCGAACTCATCCTCCATGAATTCTAATGGTACTAATTCGTACATTGTATATATTTTCTTAAATGTTTACGTTTACGCATTATGATATGGTATGAATCCTCACTTAATATCCTTCGCAATCCCAGCTTCTTTTTACGATGCCTTATTGCTTCCTCTGTCCGATGTAAGCGTATTGCAATTTCTTTTATTGGCTGGCGCATCTCGTGCATGGCTTTCAGCCACTCGTCATCTCGCTTGCGCCAAGGTTTGCACCCGTATGAAAATACCTTCATAGTTTATATGTATATCTTTTTGTTAATAATCGAATAAAAAAATGGCGGCTACCTTCACAGGCGGTCACCATAGATTAAATCAACTCAAAATTCAAACGGAACCTCACGGTTCTTTCATGTTTGAAAAAATAGTAACATTATATATATATCAGGTACACAATATCATATTGTTAGCTCCCGTCTGCGTTTCTCATCACGGCTTCGGACGTGCAATGGCCGCATTAAAGCATAACAGTTCTGGAGGGGCTTTCCGTCCTTTTACATCCGGTTACTCGCTGCTGATACCCAGACCCTCTGTTTGCCTGTTAGTGTTCTGTGCAGTGGTTTCCCTGGCCGGTAGTTCCGTCTCCGTCGCGGGCCTTCTCTCATCCTCTGCCGTCCAGCAGTGGGTAGCACGCTCTTTCGCCTTAGACTACTGGCAGCGTGCGGAGTTCCCGCCCATCCTAATGCTAATGTATATAGTGTAGTATATGTTGTTAATATAGCAATTCAGATATGTAAGCAAGTCAAAGAACGGTGTTTTTAAGTAGTGGAAGGTAGTGGATTCGAACCACTAAGGTCCCGTGAGACCTGCACGCATCCGTGCTGCTTTCATCCTGGGCGGTTTGTCTCCGTCACTCTCAGCCAACCTTCCATGTGTGCGCGGCAAAACCAGTCTTATTTACTTGGCCGCAGGATTGCTCCTCTTATCAGTATTTCGCACGTTTAGTTTAGTTTAGTTTCATTGGTAAGGGTTCAGTATGGCAGGTCGCCTCCGTTGTTCTGTTGCATCTGTTCAAATGGGTCTGAGCTTGACGGCGGTGTTGCATTCGCTGCGCTTTGTGCTTGTGCTTCTTTTGCAGCCTCTTCTGCCACATCCTTGATGCGGTATGCCCTCACGTTGTTAAACCAACGCTCCTGCCCGTCCTTGGTATAGACACTCGCGTTAATCTCAAACTCAATCTTCACATTCCTGCCAACCTTCTCCTCGAACTGCTCAATCTTACCGTAGCTGTCATCGCGAACATCTACCACAAGGTTCTTCGGGTATATGCTAACTTCGCGCAGCAGGAACTGAGCTATCCTCCAATGTCCGTTCTGGCTCTCGCCCGATCGTTCACCTAACTTTTTTACTAATTGTCCGACAAACTCCATTTTTGTTATTGTTGTTAATTGTTATACTTCATCAACATATAGTTGTTATAATCGTTCTGAACCTCTGACTTTAGGAAGATGTATCTCCCGTTTTCATCCTTCCGTGCTGATCTGAACAGACCATCTTTCAGGAACCTCCTCCTTACCCATGTGCTGCTCTTACCTATCTGCTCGCCAGCCTCGCGAGCACTCAGCCACTTGTCGTACACATTCTGCCCGGTACTCTCCCCAACTTCACTAAGTAGGTCTGTAAGCAGCTTCGCCTCGCTCGGATGGCATCGCAGATAGTTAATCAGTTGGTGGAATTGCCTCTTATCCATTATTGCACTTCGGGGACAATGATTCTATTCAATACACGCTTCATCCATGCTGGGGCAATCTGCTTGCTCACGTTATAGAATACAACCATCCAAGTCAGAGCCACTGCCATAAAGAGTGCTGAGTTGCTTACCATTGCTAATGCCAACGGTGTTATGCAAATTGCAACCCATGCCGTGATAATGATTTTCTTTTTCATAATAGAAAGGATTGTATTAGTTTGTTGTCAATAGTGAACTTTCTATCAACAAGGGTAAAAAAAATTACTTTACTGCGGTAACTGTAACGATTAACCCAGTACCTTGTCTCTCAATCTCCGTTGTATATTTGCTGATGCCATCACGTGGATGTGCCTTCGCATATTGGCATACAAGGCTCCTGATACATTTGTATTCCAGCTCGTTCTGGCATGCAACTTTTACATTTTCGCCAGCTTTCAGCTCTTCAAGAGACGAGAAACCAAACATGCCTTTTAGCAAAAACTTTCCCATAATCAAAATTTTTATTTAACATTTTTGTGTTGGTGTGTAAATTTGCTTACCTTTGCCGCTTGTTACATTATATATGATTGTCGGCGGACTTTCGTTAAGAACAAACCAACTTTAATGTTGTTTAAATCGTTATAGTTTAACTTTCGATGGCAAAAATACAAAATATTCTATTAACACAAAACAAAAATAGAAAAAAAATTATCAAAAATAGAAAAAAAATAATCGTTTAACATTATATATATAGGGAAATGTACGCAATAACACCCAAAGAAAGACTCAGGATGTATGCTAAGCACAGATTCGGGGAATATAAAGCACTCGAAATAAAGTGCGGTCTTACGAATGGAACGCTGGCTAATAACTCTGAACCTAATGTCCGCGTGTTGCAAAAAGTGCTGGAGAAATGCCCAGAATTGAGCCCCGACTGGCTCATTCTCGGTTTAGGAACGATGGAACGCATACCTACTGCTAAGCCGCAGCCAATAGGTGTGAATGTAATGGATGACGGACTCGACATCGGAACCTCCCATGTTCAGTCGACATTACTCAAAGAGCCAACTCAGCCCTACAATTCAAACAAGAGAGAAAAAGACGTAATGGTCGCCATCCCTTCAAGCATTCTCGACGCACTCCGTCAGCAGCTTGAAAACAAGGATGCCCAGATCGCTACATTATTACAAGTTATTAACAATACAAAATGACCCAGGAGCACCCTATGGTAACACACCGTGTTACTCTTTAATTTGCTAATTCTTGCAACTAACTATCTTACAAATAGTTACCTAACTCCAAAATGGCCCCTCCGGAGTCACTTTTTAAAACGGTGTAAGTTGGTGATTTTTAGGTGGTTGAGAGTTGGTGGTGTGTTACCATTTTCTGTGCATATTTGGGCGGTTTTGTGCAAATGTGTTACCCGAAAATGGAGAGTAAAAATGTATGGATGTCCGCACATAGCTGGCGGGCGAAAAAGGCGGTTAGAATGCCGATGAGAGAACCGAAAGTCGAAGTTGTTTATGATTACAAGCATGTGGGGAGCGATGCGACGCTTACGCCTGCAACAGTATGGCTGAGGGTGTACTTCAGCCGCACACAGCGCAAGTACATCAGTACCGGCGTTCGGGTGCTTCCTTCTCAATGGTCCGAGACGTACTGGGTTGTGAACCATCCAGCATCGTATCAGCTCAATCTGATGATTAAGGAGCAGGTGGAAAAGGCTATGGCGACTATCAGCAATGCGATTGCGGAGCAAGCTGATATGCCGGGCACCAAGGCAATGAAGGTTGACAGGAAAGATGCGTCGTTTCTTGACTTCTTGAAGGATCAGATAGATATTGCCGAGGTGACTAAGGATACGCGCAAGCACCACATGAGCCTCTATAATCTGCTGTGCGAATATGGAAAGATTCGTAAGTTCGAGCATGTTACGAAGACGAATATCGCTGAGTTCATGCGATATGTAAGTAATAGGGAGATTATGCGGCCTGGGCTGGATGGAAGCTTGCATCCAACGAAGCTGAAGCAGTCAACCGTGCATGACCACTGGACGCGGTTGCGTAAGTATATCCGCATTGCTCAGGCTGAGCAGTTGATACCTATGCACGTAACCGCGGGCATAAGTGTGGATAGGGGAGAAGAACCTGAGCGGGAGCATCTGACGGATGCGGAGATAGCAGCTTGGCTGAACACCAAACAGACTATGCCGTGTCTGGAGGCAGTTCGCCTCCGCTTTATCGTACAGATGGGAACGGGACTGTCGTTCAGCGACCTGATGGAGAAGGACTTTACAAGTTGTGAGAACTTCAACGGGCAGACGGTGCTTGTGGATAAACGTCTAAAGACAAAACAGGGTTTTTTCTCGGTTATACTGCCTTTTGCCGTAGAGGTGCTTAAGAAGTGGGACTGGAAGATTCCTGCAATCAGTAATGTGGACTATAACAGGTATCTGGATAAGGTGGCTATTAACTGCGGCATCCGTAAACACATAACCAGCCACGTTGCACGGCATACTTACGCCTGTTATTGTCTGCGTCACGGTGTAAGGATTGAGGCGGTGAAGCGGGCACTCGGGCATAAGAAACTGGAGACGACACAGATATACGCAAGACTGGCTGATATGGATGTGCTGGAAGCCTTCAAGAAATCGGATATTTTATAATTTTATATTAAAGGTATGAGAAAAGTTTTGTTTTTGGCGGCTGCCTGCATAGTGTTGGCAGCCTGTGAGAAGTCTGCCGATAATGCGGCAGAAGGTAAGGATGTTACATTCGCCATGAGCGGGTGGGAAACTGAGGTTGAGCCGTTGACCCGTTCCAGCCTGGTGGCTGACGGACAGGCTCTTACGGATGTGTGGGTGCTCGACTATGTTGGAGGTGAGCTTAAGCAGCAGTTGCACCAGGTAAGTACGGATGCAGACTTCGCAGAGCCTACGTTGACGCTGGCGTATGGTGAGCATACTATCTACTTTGTTGCATCGCGCGGCGTTGATCCCGTTCTTAACACTACGGCTCATTCGCTTACGTTTGGCAAGGTGAGGGACACATTCTGGAAGGCGTATAATTGTACGGTGACGGGAAGCAGCGTGAGCAATATTGCCGTGACGCTTGACCGCGTTGTTACCCGTATGCGCGTCAATATTACTGACGTGGTTGATGCCAATGCAACGACGCTGCTGCTGAAGCAGTCGAAGTGGTACCTTGGCCTTGACTATCTGAACGGAGAACCAACCGCAGAATCTACTGATTATGTATCTTCAGTGACAATTCCAGATTCATACAAGGGACAGACAGGATTGCAGGCCTCCATCTTTGGTTTCTCAGCTGCTACAAACTGGAGTACGGATGTAATTATCGAATGCCGCAAGGCTGATAACGGTGTGATAGGTTCAGCATCCGTTGATGATGTTCCGTTTACAAGGAACAGGACAAGCGTATTGAGCGGCAAACTGTTCTCGCATGGCGGTAATGTAGCTGTGGCTATTGAGACAGACTGGCTGGACGCCTTTGAGATGGCGTGGTAAGAGAAAAGCAGGGCTTCGGCCCTGTTTTTTTGCATTAAAAAAGGCACTCCGCCGAGTGCCTACTTTAGACTTACACTAAAACATATAATAAAATGACAGTTTCTGCATTTTTATGTCAAAGCTCCTGATCCTTGGAAAACAAAAGAACCTTGAATTAAATTACCGCGCGTTGCGGTGATCTTGCAAGTCTTTATTGTAGCAGAACCTGACACTCCTGTGGAGTTAGCTTCGTTTCGCTCCTTAAATACAACTTGGAGCGTTGTACCTACTTCTAACATGTCGCGTATCTGAGCACGCTGTAGTACCAGGTAGTTGACCGTAACCTGCCACTCTTTACGTCCGGTTATATACTGCTTCCACTGCCCACTGGTGGGGCTGCTGACTTCAATCATTTCGGCTCCCACTTGTATATCGTGGCTTCGGCTGCATGCTATGGGTTCCCAAGACCCACCTGCTTCATTCAAATAAAAGTACAAAAGTACATCATTTCCTTGTAGTGCCATAATTATCGTTAGTTGTTAATGATGGTTATTTTCATTTTTCCGTTGCGCCAATCGTGCGTAACATTCTGCGTGTGGTACTGCTCTCCGCCATCCTTCACGATAACGGTTGATGGCAGCTCTGCGAGAGGATCGTCCAACACTTCGATGGTGTCTTGGACAGACACGTTGCTGTAGAACTCTGTCATGCGCTCCAATAGCCGCTGCTCTGGCTGCTTCAGTATGGTGCCGCCGCCCTCGTTGATGAATGAGAGGGTAGTCAGCAGGGAGAAGTTGGCATTGAATATCTGCCCGAGGCCATAGAGGTTGTTGCTGCCGCTTGCCATATTCAGGCTCACGCTCAGATCGTTGTGGAAGCGGGCACTTGCCACGCCCTTGAACTCGTGCGATGACTTATTCTTGGGGTCGAACTTGCTGTCCGTGTTATATATGCTCACGGAGAGGTCGTTCAGTATGCCGTTGTTGAGTCGGCCTATGTGGTCCTCGAAGGTGAGGATATTGTCGTACACCATCAGCTTCATGCGGCCGCAGATGCCGTCGCCGTTGTTGGCAGATACTGTCATATAGATACAGAGACCCTTCGAACCGTTGTGGTCGTCGAAGAGGATGCCCGTTGGAACAAAGCCGCCTGCCTCCCATTGGTTCACAGGGTCAACGATTGAGCCGTCCTTATGGAATGTAAGTGGAATGAATTTCTGCTGAGTGGTCCATTGCCCATTGTCATAATCCCAATACTTCTCCCCAACCTGGAGGGTGACAAAGACCTTGCGATTCTCTAATATGGGCTTGTAGTATTCTTGGTCGGGATCGGCCGTGTGAGGTTGCCGTTCCGCAGGCGGTGCAGTATTGGCATCTTGGTCCAGAAGAGAATCCTCACCGCAAGAGGAGGCATCGGGGTCTGGATTGTAGGATATATCCACCGATGCGCTGATACACAACACCGAGTTGAGAGGCACTGCAATGTCCTCCAACGTCTTAATGATGAGGTTGTATGTCCTCACAGGGTTAGGCCCCATATTGGTGTAGCAGCAGATGCCCTTCTTCATGTTCAGTGCGGTGGCGGTGCGGAATGCTTCGCTATCCCACGAGTCATGCGTACAGAGGACGAAGGGAACAGCCATGCTCGTCTGCAAAAGGCGATTTTCGCGTATCTGATAGTTGTCAAAGAATTGCTCTATCATGGTGGCTTGCGAATCCTCCGCCCCGAGCCTGCGCAACATATACAGATAGTTGTTGCTCTTATGCACAATCTGCCCTGGGTTGTTATTGACAAGCCAATAGGACATATCAGCATTGTTGTAGTCGGGATCGAGAACCACCTCCTTGTCATTGACATTGGATTCTACGGTCACATTCTTGTAACCGAGCCGCCTGCACTCCGTATGGTTGGTGCTTGCATAGTCCAAATCCTCAAAGTTGACATACTCGATGTCTGGGTCTTGGTCGGGGATGGGGTTGATATTCGGCAGCTGTGAGAAGGCCATGCTCTTGAATTGGTCGCGTTGGTTACGCGCCACAATGTAGAGGTCGAGGGCGCGGCTGTATAGCGTCCATCCCCAGAACTTGCATACATCCTCCAACACAGCTCCCCACGACGTAGTATCATCCGTCCATGTAGCCGTGAAGGTGTCGACATCCGAGAGGGTGCCATGCGTTGGCTTGTTGTTGCTGATGAAGTTCAGCAGTGACACCTTAGACTTCAAGTCGTTAAGGTTGGTCACATTGTCCTGCTTCAACACCTTGTTCCATGCCACATTCAGGCTATTAAGGGCGGTGTATAGGATTTGGCCCATGCTCTTAACAGTACCCATGTCAATCTTGGTGTTCGTGAATGTCACGGGTATCTCATACAGAACACCGAGGGGGCAAGTGAGCTTGTATTCGCGGATGCTCACCATCTCGAACATCCTGCTTGTCAGGGAGTCGGGTCTGATGTAGCCAATCCACCTCAGCACATCGGTAGTGCCTTCTTTCCAGAGGCGCACCTGGAAGTCGAAGGTGTCGGTGGGCAGCAGCTCTGTATAGTCGAAGGTGTTGCCGTCCAAGTCCTTGCCATTATCGGCAATGCGGAGCGAGCCTGTCTGCTTTCGGATGGGAGTGAAAGCATCGTCGGTGTTGTCCTCGCTCGTCTCAAATGGATTGGACGCACCGAGCAGGCGGGTAATGCTGCCGTTATATCCTCCTTCCAGAATCTCCACCCTGTAATTATCTCCAGAGTGCAGAGCTACGAAGTTAATCTGCCATCTTACGCCGTATGTTATCATATCCTATCCTCCTATTCCTAAGTATTGGCCTAATGTCATGCCCTTGGCCTGTGCGCCGTTCAACAGGCAAATTCGTATCTGATCACTCTCTATGTAGGCCTCCGTCCTGCCCATATTAGCTGCTGCGGGTGCTTGCGTCAGCAATCCTGCAACGGTGTTCTGCTGCGCTGCATTGAGGATGAGCTCTCCGCTGCTCGCAGCAATAAGCGTGCGGTCCATGTGGTCGTTGCCTGGCACCACCATACCATTGGCTGCGTGTGGCACGAGTCCGCCACCTGCAAAGAAGCCGCCGAAGATGCTGCTGAATAGGCTGCCTACCAGACCGATAATGCCACCACCCTTACCCATTGCATTCGATGCGGTGGTTATGGATTGGATGGTCTGAAGTATGGTGGTAACGAGGTTCATGCTGCTTATTACCTTTGTGAAGCCCGCTGGCACCTCGATGCCCATATCTTCGAGGCACCTCGTAATGGTGTGGACGTTGCTAATGAGTTGGCTCATATTGTCCTTGCCAGATGCGGCCTTTGTGCCTTTTTCATCCTTACCTCCGTCAATATTTCCGGTCTCGAAGTCAAGACTGATTGGCTTTAGGTCCATCTCCTTCAGCTTCTCGTTGATTTTGTCGACGATACCCTGCCAGTCTATATCCTCCACGCCGCCTTCCATTGCCCGCGTCCAGAAGTCTTCACCAAGTATGTCAGCTGCATCGAACAAGGCAGTGCCGAGGCCAGCTTTCAGTGATTCAGCAACAAGATTTGAGAGGCTTGTCATATCCGTCAGCTTGGCGGCAATGCTATTGTATATGTCGCTGCCAAAGTCTGCCTCGGCAAGGTCGCTCTTCAGCTGACTGATATAGGAGCTCATACCCTTCGCGTTGGTGATGCTTACACCTGTCTCCATCTCCATCTGCTTAGGCTCGAAGTTGAATGTAACCGTTGTGCCTTCGATGTTTGCAAACATCTCCTGCAACTGGTTATATGCCTCGGCTGTATTAGCGGTTATCTCCAGCGTCTTGGGGTCTACCGTTACGCCGTCGATCTGTGTAATTGCATCAAGAACCTTTTGCACATCGGCAGTTATATCCAGTTCTTTCGGCTGGAGTGTCAGACCTTCTATATTGCTAAGCGCATTCTCCGCATCAGCGGTAAGAGCTGTTACGGTCAGCGTCTTCGGGTCTATCTGTATACCATCAATCTGGGCCGCCTTTTGCAACACTTCTGCATTATCGGCAGAGAATGTCACCTTGGCGGTCTTGTCGCCGACCATTGCACCCACTTCTTCCACCTTCGCCTTCGCATCTGTGGTATCGGCGGTAATGGTTACCTTGCCGGTCTTGGGCTTGGTGATAATGTCCTCCAGCTTGGAGGCGTCAGCTTCTACCTCTTTGATGTTGGAGTCAATGGTGGCGGTTCCCTTCTTTGGTTTGGTGATAACGTCCTCCAGCTTGGAAGCATCAGCCGCAACATTATTGGCATTGCTTTCTACGGCAGCTGGGGCTGTCTGTTTTTTTTGCTTGATGATAAGGTCTTGCAACTTCGACGACTCGCCGATGGCCTTCTGTATAGATTCGGCATTGACAGAGATGGTGGCCTTCATGCCTTCCTTCCACTTGCCCTTCATGGCATCTATCTGTAGGCTGACCTGCTCTATCTGCTTCTGATATTCCTGCCATTCTGTTCCGTTTAGTGCCTGGCTCTGTGCAGCCTGCAATTCCTTCAGCTTAGCGGTCAGGTCTGATAGGGAACTGTTCATGCCAATATTCACCTGTATGCCCTGTGCTTCTGCTGCGAATTTCTTCAGTTCCTCGTTGCGGGCTTTCAGGTTGGCGATTTCCGTCTGTATCGCAGTCTGCCTTTCTTTAATGCCAGACAGCTGTACATCGTTGGCGGTCTTGGCATCGGTAGCCAGTTTCTGGTACTCCTCCGTCAGCTTGGCCACTGCTGCCTCGTTCTGCTTCAGTTCTGTTTCGGTCTTTTTTGTGGCGGTTTTTCCGCTGCCAGTGCTACCATAAGGATTCACGCCCTCTGCCCTGTTGATGCGGCGATATGCCTGACCGTACTGGCTGTACAATGTTGACTTGGCACTTTCTCTGTTCTGTATCTCCTGTGTCAGACGCTGGAATCGTTCTCCGTCGTCCTTGAAACGGCTTACCCATGCCCAGTCTCGGTATGGATTTTTGCTATCGTCATAGTTGGGTGTGCGGACAACACTACCTGTACTCGTCGTCTGTGTAGTGTAGGTAGTATTCTCCTTTTTCCACTTCTCGTAAGCATTGGCCTTATCCATTGCGGCCTGGAAGTTCTGCCACGAACTGGTTGCCTGTTGGAAACGCGGCTTGCTTACGCCCAGGACCACTGCCATTTCAGCATAGAGCTTGTCGATTGCTGTTGATGCTGTCTTAACCTGACTGCGTGTTATCGTGGCAAGCTCATTCAGTGCCTTCTCCAGATTCTTTGATACATTTGCGATCTGCTCCTTAGTCAGCACGTCGCCGGTCTTCATCCCGCCTGTTGAACGGCCGTCAGCCGGTTCCACATGTCTGCCCGTCTGCAACATTGTACGCATTCGCGTTATCTCAGATTGAAGTTTTGCAACTTGTGGCGACTGGATAGTCTTCTGGGTATTCAACTGATCGAGCGCATTATATGCCTCGATAGCCGCGTTGGTTATCTGGCCGATACGAGAAAGGAAACCACTAATGTCACCGCTATTGATTGACGTTAGGAATGACTCGTACACAGCCTGCCCTGCCTCAACAGCCTGACCCCATGAGTCGATATTCTGCTCACTTGCGAAGAAAGCATCCTTTGCCACATCCAGCGCGCCCTTGGCGGCGGCAATGGCAGTGCCCCATCCGGCGAGCTTGGTGATACTCATCCCGAAGATGTCGTTCAGAGAGCCGAGGCTGCCGGATGCTTGTTGCGCAATCTGATTATTATCTTGCAATGACCTGCTTGCACTGTCGAGCTGAGCACGTGCTTCTTGTGCGCGTTCCTTTATGCGGTCGAGTGATGCAGCGAGAGCTTTGCCGCCCTCGTCGTTCTTCTCAACGTCGTTGAGATTGTCATAGACAACCTTCAACTCCTTGTATGCGCTCTCTAATTCGCGAACGCTGCCTGCTGCTGTGCGAGATTTAGTTTCCATTTCGCCAAGCGAACGAATAAAATCCAACTCAGACTGATCAAGACCTGTCAGTTCGCCGGCACCTCTATGAGCCACCTCTGCCAGGTGGCGGATACCTTCAGCGGCTTTCCTCAGTTTCGCATCATACTCTTCCGATGAAACCTTCAGCTTTAAAATTGAATCTGCCATAAAAAAAATGCGCGATTAATGCAATTATACACTAATCACGCATTTTGTGGTCTGGGGGTTACTTATTATTCGTATCGCCAAAGATAGCCTGTCTTTGTTTTGGTATAACATCGTTGACAACACATACTGATAGTTACCTTATTTATACCTGTTGCCGCTGCTGCCTCATTGATAGATTTGAAGCGATTGACGAGAGCCATTCTCGCTGTGTATTGTAATACAGGATGCCGACGTGCGTTACCTTTCTCATTATGAGCCATCCAGTACTCCTTGGTCCGTGGTTCAAAACTCCATCGGTATCCTTTCCATGCGCCTGTTTTACTTTCGTACATGACGTGAACCATCGCACCCTGATATGTCCCCATCATCTTCTCTACGTCTGCACAGCATTTATGCTTAGCTATAAAATCACCGCCCATCGTGTACTGATAGACTGGCTTGCGCTTCCATGCAATCACGTCGCTGTAGTTTATGTTATACTGATAGGTACACCATTCAAGGTTTTCAGCTCGATTATCAGTCTTTACCTCGTTTTTATGATTGACAACCAATCCCTCCTTGTAACCAGGAACGAAGTGCAAGGCAACAAGCCTATGCACTTCGATGTGTTTGTAATTTCTATGCCCGTCGCTTAGTGATACGCGCAGGTAACCCCTACCTTTGTTTAGCAATAATTTGAGCATCATACCTTTCAAGAAGCGTGGCCGGTCGTTAAGTGTCCACCGATCAAGGCTACGAACTCTTCCCATATTGCTGACCTGATAGCGACCTTCAAAACCTTTGATGTCTTTCCAAATCTCTGCCATAGTCATATGTGCAATGGTTTGCTGAATGCTCTATTGGTCATTACAATGGCAGGAACCTTGTCGTTTCCGCATAGGTGAGAGAGTGGACCGAGCAAGCGGACAAACTTCGTAAGGTAATACACAGCCGATTGCATTTCCCTTGCATCGACTGGCAGGTAACTGCGCTCCGGGCTTTCCTCGTCGCCATGCTCGGCGATGTCCTCAATAACTTTCAGTGATACACTTGCGATGGCCACGTTCACGGTGTTCATTGCGCCTTGTAGTCCTGAATAACTACACTCACTAAAGAACGGGATGAGTTCTTCGATGGCAAACATGATGTCTTGCGGATGCTCTGCGATGTACTGCTGAAGCAAAGTTCTTGCGGCATTCTTCTGGGCAATGTCGGCTTCCCATTTTTCATTGTTGTTCATAACACTTGATATTTTGACATAAAAAGAAAGACTGCGCTACGAGCTGTCAAGGTCTCAAGTGCGAAATACCTTTGTGGGCGTTATCCGCTACCACACTCGGCGCAGTCTAAATATCTTTCTTGTTTGCGGGCATGAAAAAAGCCGCTTATTGTGCGGCATCTTCATCCGCACTTGAGTTTTGACGGTGCAAATATAAGCATTTTCCGTCTAAACTTACAAACAATCTGCCAAAATATTAAGGTTATTTAATAAAAAAGAGGAAAGACCTACATCTTCCCTCTTACATCATACATCATACATCCCGAAGGGTCATCCTTCCAGTTCTCCGCCCGGTGTACCACCGCCGCCTTCGCCGCCTGTGTTGGTGTTGTCATCGGTAGGTTCTGTCTCACCTTCGTCCTTGGCGGTAGCCCATCCGATAGTGGCACCCTTGATGGCTTCGGCTATCTCCTGAGAGGGGCGATAGTTGGTGTGGGGTGTTAGGTCGGTCAGAGAGAGGTCTTCCTCCTTCTCCACCCACTTACCTGATACACTGGGATAGAGTTTGCCGAGAGGTCCGAGGTCGATGATCTTGCCGTTCTTCAGCTGTCGGGCAGCGGCTTTGAGCATCAGTCCGGCGCAGGCCACGATTTCCTCCTGTGTATAGGTGGTGTTCATGCCTGCAATCTCGCAGATGTCATCGAACGTCTCGGTTCCGTTAGTCACTACGCGGGCCACAAATCCCGCCTTCTTGGTCTGAGGATGCTTAAATGCAATCTTCTTGACCTTTAATGTCAGTTTTGCCATTTCTTTTTATTTTTGGTTAAAATATACATTCAACAAGTTGAGTTGTCGGATTCAAGCGGTTGAGTTCAGCAATTCATCTGGTTGAGTTTTTATGTTTCTCCCCGTGCGATGGCTGCTGCCTCGATTGCTATCATTTCCGCAATATTCTGAGCGGCATTAGCCAAACTGCTCTCGGCTGCTGGCATGAACCAGTTGCGGGCTGATATTGCGCCACGATTGCCGGTGTGAAATTTATCACCACTATGTATTCTCGTTACACGGGCGTTGTATCTGTTGCGGTTGCTTTTCTGGGTGTTGCGGAATCCGATAACGCGGGTCTTTGTGCCGCTTGCAATCAGGCGTAGTATCCATCCTCTATCGAGAGGCCCGTAAGACATAATCTGTTGGGTGCGCGGGCTGCGCTTGCGTCGGTTGCCGCCACGCTGTCCGGCAACGAGGATGCGCTGGGGTTCGTAACTGGTGGTGCCGTGGGCTTTCTTGCCGGTAAGGATGTTTATGTTTCCGCCAAGCACTTTATCATAGACGCTGGTGCGAACAGCACGGCGAGCTTGACGGGGGTCGTGGTCAGCTGGAAATGCCGCCATAACTTCACGTCGGGCTGCAAACAGAGCTTCGCGGATGTGCTGCTGTATCACCTTCCTCATCTTCGGGTCGGTGCTCATGGCTGCACGGAGGTTCTGCTCCTGGTTGCTGATGAGTGTGTCGTCGATTACTAATGCCATATACGAAAAATGCGCAGTATGATGTTACACATACGCGCATTATATCGGTTAGGGATTACCTCGGAAAAAACTTACCTTATCGGGTCATATATCGAACAGAACTGCACCAGGAATTTCCCCTTTTCATACTCAGCTATCACAAGGTGCTTAAACTCATTATCCCTCACAATATACATCTTCAATCCGTTCATGGTCGTAAGAAAAACGGCTGATGAGCTCCATGTGGTTTTGCTTAGCTGCTTTAACCTTGGGTCGGGCAGGTCTATCCAGAATGTAACATTCCTGATGCCCTTTTCACTCTTCTGTTCAAGGTGCCACTTAGCACCCTTATCAGCATCAGAATAGTCACTTATGCTTTCAGATTCGCAATACAACGTCATGGATCCGTTAATCTGGAAGTCATTCACAAGGAGGTCTGTCTGCTGTCCGAGTGCCGACATTGCGACACCTAAAAGGACTGATAATAATAATTTTCTCATGGCTCAATAAAATCTAATTGTTTGCCTAATACATTTGCGATAGCCGACAGGGTATCAATGCCTACGCTGTACTTTCCAGCCTCTATCCGGCTGATGTGTGTCAGTTGCAGTCCTGCCTGTTCTGCCAGCTCGCCCTGGGTTAGTTTCTGTTCTGTGCGCAGGGCCTTTATGCGCTGCCCTATTCGCTTACGTTCCTGTTCGTTGGCCATAGTTATTTCCTTTCCATTACTGTTGTTATTTCCTCGTCGTTGCAATCCCATTCAAACTCATACACCTTGTAGTCTTCGTTGACTTTCATTGTGGCATAAATGGTTTCGCACCAATCCCCTCCATTTTGATATATGTCGCTCTTGGGGAATAATAAAGACTCCAGATGCACATTGTGTGTTTTCTCTATCTCGATGATTTCGCGCTCCAGCATGATCTGTAGAACATTCAGCGGTAATTGATTGTAATGTTTCATAGTCGTATATATTTTTAGGTTTATATTTATATTATTATAATGTGGGAGGGTTGCCCCTCCCCTGTGGGTTTAGAATAAGTTGTCAACGATTGCTACTCTGTGGCCGTGGCGGATGATAGCCGGCAGGTATTGGTCGAGTTTGTTTGAATGGAAAACTGTGTAGGAGAAGTCGTTGTCTATTGCCGTTGACTTGTTTATGCCCAGAATGTTGCTTACTATCTCAGCATCCTCATTATACATAAAGTAGAAGTCCATGTCACGAAAGAGGTATATACGTTCTCCAGTTTCCTGAGACTTTCTGTTTGTCTGGAACTCAATTCTCTTTGCTACTGTTGTATTCATAATCTTTTGCCGCTTATCCGTTGCCGCCGGTTCTTGTTGTTATTTGTTCTTGTTTCTGATGCAAAGATACGACAATTTGCAATATATTACAAATGTTATGAGGATTATTTTTGTAATATATTGCAAATAATGGTATTTTGTAATGTCGGAGATAGCAAAATGAGGGGTAAAACATAAAAAAGGGCTTGCGCATCACTGCGTGGGCCCTTAACAGATAATGTGAAAAGTATTTTACTTCCCTTGCTTGTTTATTCGTTTATTAAATTCTCGCATCTCTGCTTGCATCTGTGCGATTTCCTCGTCTGTCGGCATATTGCCTGAACCTGTTTCCTCGTCGGGATTATCCCAGGGGAAGGATATGAGGTCGGCTGGGGAGTTGATGCCGGCGGCCTTCAGGTCTATAAAGCTGGCACGCAGTATGTGGTAGGTCTGCCAGCGACATGCGCTCCACATATCGCGCTTGCGGTTGTTATATCCTCGAATGATCCGTCTTGCCTCCCAGAACCTTATATCATATAGGAAATCACGACGCGGGAAACCTGCCTCGCCAACGATCAGCTGATAGATGTCGTTGGCGGTTAGGCGTTTTTTGGGTCTTCGGCTGCTTCCTGTTCGTCGGGCTTCTTGTCTTCCTCGCCTGCTGGCATCTTGTAGAATTCGACGTACATGCTTACCAGTACGCCTATGGCATTGCCTATCTCTACGCTGCTGGCATTATACATGATGTCCTTGTTGTCGATGGGCACATCTTCGCCTTTGAATTCCGCATAAGCCGTTGCAGCCGCAATAATCAGCATAATGCTCTTCTTGGTGTCCGGCATTCGGTTGGATTCTATACTGGCGAATACCTCCTTTATAAAGTCGATGCATTCCTCTTCTGCGAGAATCTTGTAGCCTATCTCGGTGGCAAAGCAGTAAGCAAGTGTGACTTGCTTACCGCATAGTGTTACTTCCTTCTTAATCATATAGTTCCTTTTTTTTGTCTTGGGTTATGCGTTCGGGTCAACGAACGAAAGGTCGCCGCTGCCTGTCAGTTGTACGGTATAGGTGGACAGCTCCTGGTTGGTGGCGTTGATTTGCAGGTCTGATATAATGGCATATCCTTCTACGATGCTCTGTTCAGCCTCGCGGTTCTTCGTTCCGCTGGTGGGGCTGAACTGAACAAGCACCTCCATACCTACTTGCAGCATGTCGCCTATCTGTACGCCACCTGTGTCTTCGGCATCAACTACAACCAGGGCCTGTGCCTGAGCGTCCCAGTTTATGCCTACCGGCTCGTAGTCTATCCAGTCGTTGTCGTTGTCCTTCGTGGTGTCTTCCTCCATCTGCAATGCAAGATGAACGGTGCACGTCTGGGATGCGGCGATACAACGCGCGTCCCCTCCCTGTTCTGTTGTCAGAAGCAGTCTGAGATTCTGTCCTTTAATTGCTGCCATGTGTGTAATTGTTTGTAAGGTCCCGTCGTACAGTAGACGGCGGGGCCTCTGAGCTACAGTTTAGTTCATTGTCTCGTTAAGATACAGTTGACAACGCTCCGGTACCAGTGAACTGACACTGAAGAGTGGAGTTTGCCCTGTTGGGTGCGGTCAACTGGAAGTTGGTTAGGTAAGCATCGCCTGTACGCTTGATAGCTGAGTTCTGACCAACGCGGTTGTTTGTACCGGCAGTTGTGTCGAACGAGAGCGTAACCTTTGTCTTGTTGATGATCAGAGACATCAGGTCGGTTGTTACTTCGCCGTTGGCTCCATTGTCTGTCAAAGTGACCAGAGAGTCGGTCTGAACATCCCAGTTCAGCCCTACAACCTCTTGCTCCGACCAGTCGCCTGTAGAGTCTTTGGTTGAGCCGTCCTCCAGCTGAGTTCCGATGTGAATCTGGCAGCTGGTAGCCATTGCTATGCACTTTCCTCCTACCATAACGCGGAGGTTCTGTCCTTTAATTGCTCCCATAGTTTATACGTTGTTTTGAACGTCGCAAGCGTAGTGAACCAGGTCCCAGTAGCAGGGCTTCATCCAGTCCCATGCCACGCCGTCGGTCTTTGGGAAGCCTTCGAGCAGGTTAGGGATGTAGTCGCCTTGGTCGTAGAGGGTGGTGACGTAGTTGTTGACGGCCTGCATAGCCTTCATCACGATGTCGTCCACCGTTTTCGGGTCTTTCGCCCCTACTTCTATCGCTGCGCCCATCTGCCACGTGCTCGGCATCCAATCGTCGTCCTTTGTCTCATGCGCAGGCTGCTTGCCCTCGTCGCGGATGACGATGTAGGGCAGGGGGGTGTTGTCCGTTTCTTCTGGCGACACCTCAAAGCAGGTCGATTCCACACGACCGCCGATGACGGTCATCAGTTCGGCATCTGCACAGATGGCATTGTAGAGAAGTTCGTCGAGCTTGAACATGGTTAGCTACTTTTGCGATGTTGTGGTTATTTACTTTTGTTGATTTCTTCTTCAAAAACCGCCTGCCAGTCAACCTTTGCTGATGCATCGGAGCCAGCAGGCGGTCAAGGAACTATGTCCACGAAGAAGATTCGAGAGAGTTTACGCGCTGGGGTTCACGACCTTCAGCAGCATGAATGCCTGGGGCTTGCCGCTGGTATTGCCGTTCACTTTCTGACTGAGCTCCGTAATCGAAATTTCTGTCGAAAAGACGATAACAGTTTTGTTCTGCTTAGCCACCTGAGCACTTGTCGCATCGACCGTTTGACGAACCAGACCATGCTGTTGTATTGGCAGGTACTGGAACAGACCGATGCCGATGTACTCGTCGGTGTCCTTCACGTACTCCTGCTCACCGTTCAACGTGTAGTTGATGTGCTTGGTGGAGACGTAGGGGTGACCGCAGAGCAGGCCGTCGGCGATGATGGGGTGAGCTGCCACACCGTCGCCCTCGAAGGTGTGCTTCAGACGGGCCTCCATCTTCGGAGAGATGACTACGCAGCCCTCGTCGTCGAAACCGAGCTCGGCAATCTCAGCGAACTTCTCGTCGATCTGAGCACCGATGGTGTTGTCGAGAGTGATGGTACCAGGAGTAACCTGTGAGAAGGCACCCTTGTTGCCCTGCCAGTTGGCGTGCGAGTAGTTCTTCTTGGCGAAGTAGATGCGCAATGCCTTCTGAACCTTGTAGAGCACGAATGCCACGAGGTCGAAGGCGGCGTTGTCGATGGCCTTGTTGCTGACGGCCACAGAGAGAGACACACGGCGGCTGGTGACCTTGATGTTGTCGAAGTCGAGTGCCTGGTCGTTGATGGCTTCGATTTCGCCTACCTCCTCCATCTCAACGTCGTTGATGCTGTAGGGATAGAGCTCGTCGCCCTCAACACCGGCGATGAATGACTGACCGACGGGGCGGCCCAGACCGTTCTCCTTGGTGTCGATGATGTCCTCGATATAGAGGTTGATGGCACCAGACTCGGCGATACTTGAACCGTCGGGGGTGGTCTTTGGAGCCAGTGTTGTGGTGGCATCCTCGCGCTTCTGGCGAACGCCCTGCAAGTACTCGCGGTACTGCTTGTTGCGGTCCACCTGCTCACGGATTTCGGCAATGGCTGCCTCGTCCTTCGAGAGCAGAATCTCGCGGCGGTTTTCGTTCAACTCCTCGGTCAGTTCAGCGATTTCGCGCTTCTCTTCCTCGTTGTAATCTTCGCGCTTCTCTTTCAACATCTTGGTGTAGATTTCGCGCATACGGCTCTGAATCTCGCGGTTGCGAGCGGCCTTCTTCATAACTTCTTTCTTTGTCATAATCGTTACTTTTTTAAGGGTTTATACTAAAGTTTCGTTAAAAGTCGATTTCCTCGGTTTCGAGGTCGAGCAGGTTCAGGCGCATCCGCATCACGGCCTTGGCCTCGCGTGCCTTGCGCTCCAGTTCCTCGGTCTCGCGTGCTTCCTTCTCGGCATTGGTCTCACCGCCGTTGGCTTCACGCTCTTGGGCTTCACGGGCTTCCTTCTCGGCATTGGTCTCGCCGCCGTTGGCCTCACGCTCTGCTGCTTCGCGGGCTGCTTTCTCCTCGTCGGTTTCCTCACCGTCCTCTGCCTTCTTCTTGCCGCCACACTCGCGCTTCAGTTGCTCCTCGATAGCCTTGTCGATAGCCTCCGAGTTCTCGCGGGTGGTTACGCTGGTCTGTTCGTAGGCAGGGTGGGTGACGATTGAAACGTCATAGAGTCCGATAATCTTCTTGACGTGGCGAATCCATACTTCCTTACCGTCGATGGTCTCGTTGGTGCGCTCGTATGATACGCCGTTCTCGGTGTCCTCCCAATCATCCTCGAATGCGAACGACTGGCCGTTGATGTCGCCACGCTTGATGAGCTCCAGAGCATCGTTGGCTGCGGTGGTCTGTGGCAGGTCGCAGCTGTTGTAAACGCCGTCGGCTCGAAGTTCGAGCTTCAGGGTGTCCTTCTCAGAGTTGCGGAAGCGGCCCAGCACGTTGAGCACGCTGCTGTTGTGATTCAGGTTGTAGATCACGTCGCTGCGGTTTATCAGCTCCTGTGTCAAACAACCAGGCTCCAGCACCTCATAGACTACACGGGTAGAGCTCCACGGTGTAAGGTTCACGCTGCGCACACCGAACACGATGGCGCGGCCATTTACCTCGCGGCTCTGCTGTCCGTTTTCATCTTCGCGGACCTGAAGGCCGCAAAGGTCGTTTGGAAAAAATCTAACCTGTTTCATATTCTCGTTTAACTTTGAAAATGTTATCTACTATACCCCCGTTTTAGTATCTGGGGTTTACTGCGCGTCTGATGTGATTCTCGCGCTTCTTTCTCTGTTGCTGAATCTCTCTTTCGAGGGCTTCAATTTCCTTTTTTGTTGGGTTCGGTGTCATATTCGTTGTCTTTTGCCGTTTTTAATTTGGCTTTTGCCATTTTCAAAATGGCTTTTGCCGATTTATTTTTGGCACGTGCCAGTTTTCGGTCGCCACGTGGCAGATTTTATTTGTCACGTGTCGATTTCGAGATTGTCACGTGACGATGTTTTTCTCATTTTTCGCCCTCGCCCTCCTTGGCGGATGGTTTCGGACTTGCCACGGTGTAGTTGCCGGGCTGAAGTTCGGTCGCTGCCTCGCCCTTGGCGATGAGAGCCTTCAGCGTCATGAGGTTGGCCGATGCCAGTGGTTCGTCGCCACCTTCAACGGCTGGGAGGTCGCGCGCTGCACGTTCCTCGTTGAGCGTGCCGCCCGTCTGTAGGTTAAGCAGTGCCACCTCTGCCTGCGTCTTCTTATCCATGCGCAACAAGGGCTGTTCGCACAGGTGGAAGCGGTGCTGGCCGAAGTCGTAGATGGAGAGCAGCTTGCGGAAGCACTCGGCCTCCATCTCGGCACCGTCGGGCGCAATCGTGCGGCTCAGGTACTCCATCGTGGCGTTGGTGTAGGTGGTGTAGTGCGAGTTGGTGTCCATCATCAGCAGCGGGCGCGGTGTGGCGAAAAACCTACTAACGTCGTCCTGAGAAATGCCCAAAATTTCTATCATCTGCATGTCCTGCGCCGAAAGGCTCAGGTTCTGGAACTTCTCCAGCCCACGCAGTGCCACGATGTCTTGCTGATATACCTTTTCGTTGATTTCCTTGGCATAGTCTTGCATCTGTTTGGGGTCGAACATGCCCTGCGATATGGGCGAATAGCCGGATGCCGGAGCCTGTTCGCTGATAAAACCCTTCACGCGGCCACCCTTCGCAGCCGTTTCGAGAGCCAGACGGCCCTCGGTCTTGATCAGACTCAGCGTGTCGAAGGCAAAGCGGAGCGTCGAGAGCCCCCAGAAGCCGTTGCGCTCGCGGTAGGTGTTCGGGAAGTGCAGCACGTCTTCACGCGGTACAATCTTATTCTTTACGATGCCCTTGTCGCCCATGTAGGTGATGACGTAGGTGTTCGTACCGAGGTTGTAACCGCCACACTCTGCCAGCCACAGGTATTTCGGCTCGCCCAGCTCGTCGCGCTCGATATACACAAATCCATTGCCCAGCATCAGACGGTTCACCGTCACCTGCTCCCACAACGACTGCGCCGACATCATGGGGTTGGGCTCTACCTGCAACAGATAGTTCAGACGGGTGCCGAATGATACGTTTCCGCCGCGAGGCTTCTGCACTTCCATCACGAAGTTGCCGCCCTCACGGTCGCGCACCTGGTATTGCATCTGCATCTGCCCGATGGTCTTCGCCCTCAGTTCCACGGCACGATAGACCGCCGAGACGGTCAATGCCACTCGCGGATGACGGGCCGACACAATGCGCTCCTCGAACGAGCCGCCCTTCACGTCCGATTTGTTGGTCGGATGCTGCGGGTCGGTCGTCACGGGGATGCCTGCCCCCGCCTGTTGCTGCGGTGTCAGGCTCTCGCGCTTATGGCCTCCGAAGATGTTAGTTCCGAATATTTCCATAACTATTTGCCTTTTCTATTCGTGCGTTTTCTTGTCTGGGGTTTACCAGCGGTTTCAGCAGCCACCGTTCCTGTCGGTTCTACGGCAGGCTTCTCTGCCTTCGGTGCTGGCTTCACGAAATCGGGGTCTTCCACAGCCTCCCAGCGTTTCAAGTCGCGGGTGTCGATGGTCTTGTAGGTCTTGCCACTCAGCTTGCTCTTCAGCAGCCAGCCGTTCTCAGCAGTCAGTCGCCATTGCTCACTGCCCTGCGCCGTCTTTGCGATATGTTCCATAATTCGTTCTGTTTGTGGTTGTCTGAATATCAGCGGACGCATCATTTCCTCTTTCTCGGCAGTCCGCTTGTTTACCGAGAAGAAATTGCGGTCGTTCTGCTGGATGATCTGCTGCGTGTAGAGCGTGTCACCATGATAACCGCGAGAGAGTTTCACGTTCACCCATTCCTCGGCGGTCTTTGTCCAGTAGTGGTCGAGCCAAATGAGCGAATGGTCAATATCGGCAAAGGCACATTGTTCGGTGCGCTTGCCCTGTGCGTTGATGCAATAGAGGTTCGGTTTGTTGGGGCAGTGCGGATTGTGACCCGTGAACGACATGGCCGACAGCCCACCGCGCACCATGCTCTTGATGTGGCGGTTTTCGGGGAAGCCATACTTCACATGCTGATTCACCGGCATGGCCTCCGTGAATCGCTCCTGCACTGGTCGCGGGTCGTAGTGTACGAGGCCGTTGTCCGTCATCAGTCGCCAATTCACCAGCAGCACACTGCCCGCCGTGTATCGCTCCATGAACTCCTCGATGTCATTGCCGTCGAATCTCAGGAACTCGTCAATATCGAAGAATCCTATCCACGCATATTCATGTCCGTGGCGGTTGTAGCAGTCGTTATAGGCAGGGCACTGCGCAAACTCGCGGTCGTGGTAGTCGTTCAGTTCCACAAAGCCGCTATCCACATACGGCTGCACCACGTCGATGAGCCGCTCTTCACCCTGGTGATAGTTGTCGTAGAGGAACACCTTCGACACACCAATGCTCTTATAGTAGTCCAGCCATTCGCAGATGTAGCGGTTCTCCTGACGGGCAATAGCACAGATGGCCACCTTCTTGATACCCAACTGACTGGGCGACGGCTTCCACAGATCGGCGTGCTTATTGAGCCACATACGGCCCTCGGCTTCCTTCTCTTTCTTCCACGATGCACTCCAAAGGTGCTCAATCCTTTCGATGATGTTCACCTGTCTCAACGTGCCTTCGGGGTTGTTGCGGATGTCTTCAAGGAACGAGGCACCCGTGTCATACCAGCAGTTCTTCTTGCCGTTCAGGATAGCCCAGCAGCGGCCACCGTCGTAGTAGTGGATGCCAAGCCTGCGGCACTCAGGCGCATTGATGTAGCAAAGGAACGGCACCAACCGCTGCACGCCCTCCGGGTTCTGCCATCCGTTGTCAACGTGTCCCACGGCTGTCACCGTCTCGTCAAACATATCGTCGATGGGTTGCTTCAGCAGAATGTCCGAATCGCAGAGAATGAAGGGCGCGTCCATATTCTGCACCAGCCAGTCCACGCTCATCATGTGCTTCGCGCTGCCAAAGTGAGCCGAGCGGCTTTCCACGTCGTTTCGCTTCCGTGGCCACTTCGCCAGTTCTGCGTCGAAGTCCACCAGTTGCCCCTTGCTGTTGTCGATAATTTCCACGCCCGGCATATCCGTCGGGAACGGCCTCGCCTCACGGCTCTCACCGTGCGCCAGCTTAGCATCGCACGAGTTCTCAAAGATGACCACGCGATAGTCCCCTCCACCCTGTTTCCTGATGGATAGCACCGCCGCCTTCGTCAGCTCCGGCGTGTTGTAATGCACTATACAAATAGTCTTTTTCATTCGCTTTCGTTTTCGTTATCGTTCGGAGTTGGTGTAGGTTCTGGGTCGGGCGTAGGCTCAGGGTCAGGCGTTGGTGTCGGAGTCGGTTCGGGTTCTGGCGTAGGCTCTATAATTGTCACCTGTGTGGTCATCTCCGTTGCACGGATGATGATTTTGTTCTCGCGCTTGTCGCTGTTGAGCGACTGCACCTGATACACCTTGCCTTCGCACTCAATCAGCGACTCGCGGGTGATGGTGACGTTGGCCGAAAAGTTCATGCGGAAGATGACACTGTCGTAGGCATCCAGAGCACCCTCGCGGAGTGCTTTGGTGCCTTTCGAGAACTCATAGCTTGACCATAGCGAGCCGTCCCTGCGGTAGCCCGTCTTCTCACCAAACTGCCGCTCGGAGGGCTGCACCTTGTTGAGAATCGTCACGCGGTGGTTGCGCATTCCTGATGTGAATCCTGTCGGCATAGGCTTAGGCTACTGATACACAGACGCGGTGATTGTCGGCAGTGATGATGTAGTGGCTGTCGGCGGTCTTCACCGGACTGATGTTAATAAGCATGTTCTTAACTCCCGTCAGCGTTACATCATAGACGGTGCGCTGGCGGTTCTGCGCTGTTATCTGTACGTCGCTGATAATGGCCTCACCACCCAGCAGACTGCCAGATGTCTCGCGGTTCTTATCGCCTCCGGCTGTGTTCAGCTGAACGCTTACGTGCTGGCCTATCATGTCCATAAGATCAACGGCACCGATAGCGTCCTCCTCGTCGTCGTTCGTCACTACGGCGTTGGAATGCAGGCTCCACACAAGACTGGCAACAACCAGCCTGGTGAAGTCGCCCTCATCGTCCTTGGTAGAGTATGGGGTGACGTTCAGCTGCGCATTCAGGTCGCATTGCAAGGCGGCGGCAATGGGCCGCTCGCCTACAAAGATTCTAAGGTTCTGTCCTTTGATTGTTGCCATGTCTGTTTACTTTTTACGGGTTGTTTTCTTAGGGGATTCCTCTTCAGCCGGAGCAGCTGGCTGAATGTCTGCCAGGGCCTGTTCGTATGGGCTGAAGTCGAGAGAGTCCTTCTCTGCCCATCCGTCGGCCAGCTTCTGGTTGATATGTGCAACGGCCTTCACGTAGAAGTCCTCCGCGTCTGCCATATCCTCGAAGGTATGATATACTGGATTACCCTCGGCATCCTCGCCCATCTTGAAGGTTACGGGCAATGTTGCGCCTTCCTTCTGTACGGCCAGGTCGTAGGCACTCTTGAAGTTGAACTGGTTCTCCTGACTCAGCCATACAGGTACAGGGTCGGCACCTGATGCGGGAGTCCAGACGAAGCCTGCCACGATCTGCTCGTCTGTGCGGGCATTGATGTCGGCAATGATGGCATCCCTGACAACCTGTATTGACAGCTGTGCCGTCTGCTTCTTGGGAAGACATATCTCGAACCATTCATAAAGGTCTTCCGATACCTGGCTTAGTCCGTAGCCGATGATGATCTGAGAGCCTTCGTCACGTAGTGGCGCATATCCTGCCACAGTTCCTTGCGTTTTCTGTTTCATAATCGTATTTTTTGGTTAGTGAATACTATCTGCATATCGTGCATTATGCCGCTTGGGGATTACCAAGCCCGACAGATTGCGCCATACGGTAGCTTGACGTGTGGCTAAGTATGCCCATATAGGAGTCGATGGTGCGCCGGGCGCGTTCCTCATCTTGTAAGTCAAGTTGTTGCAACCGGGCGGTCATACGCTCGAAGGTCTTGCGGCTCACATAGTCGCGATATGGTTTCAGGAATGCGCCTAAGAACTCCACGCCCTGATGCACCTCGCGGATGTGCAGTTTACCCATGTGGAGTTGCAAGCCTAATTCGTCGGCCAGGAACTCACGTTCTCGCGGCACCTGACTGATAAGCCACTGGCGGTCGGGGTCTATCTGCACGCTATCATCCACATAGCGGCCATAGTGCCGGCAGCGAATGAGCCGCTTGATGAATTGGTCGAAGATATTCAGATACACATTACTGAAGAGTTGGGAGGTGAGGTTGCCGATTGGGAGGGCTACACCTGGGGATGCAAAGCGCATACATTTGGCATGGTCTATTCCGTTCCAGTCTGACAGGTCGCCCACTATCTGGCAGTTAGCCATCGGGTCGAGCATCACTATCTGCTCTGTGAGCCACAGGATAAATCCGAAGTCGCGTATGTCTGCCCATGTGGTTGCAGGTGTCAGCAGCACACCGCTGGGGATGCCTTCTATGTCTTCGCCCATGCCTACGCGGTGGGTGCTCATCTTCTTCAGGCTGTCGGTGGCTATCCGTAGCAGTTTCTTACGGTTGATGTGCATGAAGTAGCCGCGAATGTCAAGACTCATGGCATAGGCTTTCTCCTGCCAGTTGTGCGAAGCCTCGCGGATATGCTGGCGCAGTCGGCTGATGCCGTAGTGAGTACCGCGTCCTTCGATGCAGGAATAGGAATCGGCAATGAAGGTGCGCTCAAAGAGCTGGTGGGTATAGCGGAAGTAGAGATGGTGCACGATGCGGTCGCGGAACATGGCAGCGAACACCTCGCGCTTCTTGGGATAGGTGACAACGAAAGCACTTCGACGGTTGCGCCTCGTATCGCCGTGTAAGCAGATCATCACACAACTCGTTCAGGTTCTCTGCCAGGTTCGACTCGAACTTCTGCACATACGACATCTTATGCTTATGGCGTGCTGCATCGTAATAAGCCACATATAGGTCGTAGAGCAGCTGCTGCCGTGTAAGCGTGTAACCTGTTTGTGATGGTTCTGTCATAGTTGAGAAAAAAAAGAGTGTGGCTTTCATCATGTCGCCTGTTAGGAGAATCGAAGCCTTTGGGATGATGAGTGCTGCACCGCCCTGCGAGCGAAGCCGTTGAACCGATTGTTGTTGTTCTGTGGGTTGACTCCGCCTGAGTTGAAGTTCAGGTTCCTGCCGTTCGTCTGCGAGTTGAGACTGCGAGACCAGTAGTTGCCGTTCGAACCGCGATTGTTCCACGACTGGCCGTTGCCGTTGCCTGAGCAGGGGAAGAAATCCTGGGGCGTGCTTTGGAGTCGGTCGCCACCTTAGTACGACTGGTGCTGCGGAATCTATGAGGCGGAAGCCGCTGCATGTCTTTGTTTTTTCACGCCTCCTACGGAGGTATGACGGGCGACCTTTGAACTGGTCTTAACCCTGCGCCTCTGCCGGTGACACTGCCACACTCTTTTTGGTTTTTAATAGGGTTATAAAATACTTAATATCAACTGTTGTAGGCTGGCTATGAACTGACGGTTGTCATTGTCGGTGTGCATCTCCAGTCTGTATGCCATAATCTGTGAGAGGATGCCGCCGCCCGTTGGCTGGCCGGTGACAGCGGTAGCCGATGTGGTGGCGGGTTGTGTCTTTGCTGGATTAGGCTTCGGTGGCCTCTTATTGCCGTTCTCGTCGATGGTGTCTTCCTTCGTCGATATCGGTATGCCAGCTTTCCATTTTGCGAATGCCTCATTCAGACGCTCGTATGTCACCTCCGATCCGTCCTGCGGCGTTGGCAGTTCGATTGTGATGACGATGTGTTTGTCCTCTACCGAATCGAAGTCAAGCCGTGTCGGGATGAACTTCTCTACAGACTTAATCGGGAATCCGACGAAGCAGAATTCTTCGCCTGTTGTGGCGAGTGCCTTCTTGCTCTCCTTTAACGGTTTGCGGTCGCGCGTTGCCTTTCGCACCTTATCGTTATACGTAATTGCAACGATGAGCCAGGCAGACCATTCGTATGCGCGATAGAAATCGCCCATCTGGAAGATGTGTATCTTGTTCCACTCCGTCGGTGCTTGTCGGTTGCGCTCTGTCTGTAGTACGTCTGCTATTTTTGCCATCCGCTTTTTCTTCTTTTCTTGTTGCCGCTTCTCCGTTCTTGCCGCTTTTGCAGGCTTCCGCCTGCTGGAGCGACAAGAACTATACGGGAAGGGTTAAGACCAGTTACTGCACCGCCCTGCGAGCGAAGCCGTAGAACCGACTGCCGTAGTCCTGCGGGTTGACTCCGCCTGAGTAGAAGCTCAGGCCCCTGCCGTTCGTCTGCGAGCCGAGACTGCGAGACCAGTAGTTGCCGTACGAACCGCGATTGCTCCACGACTGGCCGTAGCCGTAGCCTGAGCAGGGGAAGAAAATGATGTTACCGTTAATCTTAGACCTCAGTCGTATGCCCTGGATGTGGTTGGGACCCATTGTTGTCAGTTTGTTGGTCTGAGCACTTGGTATTACGTCACCGTTGTAGTCGATGAAGTCAATGTTGGCAAACAGCTCGGCAAAATCATCCGTTGATGGATCACGCCAGGGACTGCCAAGAATAGCTCTTGCCGCATCGTGGCTCAGTCCGGCATTGGCTGTTAGCTTAGAGCCGGGTGTCTCGGTGTAGGGACCGTCGTTCGCACTTCCCCAGTTGTAATCGAATGCCGAGGTACTGGTTGGGTTGTGACCCTCGGTATTACCCCACGAGAAGAACGTACACTCGTACTGATACTCGCTGGCGGCGAATCCGTCGGGCTGCGAAATATCTATGTTTCGCTTAGCCCACATCAGGCCGCTTGGCAATCCCATATCAACGAACAGGTCGCTCTGGCTGGACGGACGCTCCAGCCCCTCGATGGCAACAATGTTATAGTGGCTGCCGTCATACACAAACGTAACCGTGCATCCGGCCTTTACCAGTCCGCCTTGCAAGGCAGAACCTGCCACATAGATTGGCTTGGCACCACGTGCATTGATGTTAAGCGTAGCCCCGTCGGTGTTGATGGGATGACTGAACTGAACGCTAACAGGAGCGTTCTTCTGAAGGATGTAGTTGGGGATCGAAACAGTCTTGGCACCGTCACCGGCATCAGTGATACATACGCCGTAGCCGAAGCCTAATGTAGCCATATCGTTGGACTCGGCCAACGGTTGAATCTTGTTCAGGATGGCTTGCAACTGCGCATCCGTCTGAGTGATAATAAAATCTAACATAATTCTGACTCTTATTAATATGTTAATACTATGATTCAATTAACGTGACTAACCGTATAAACGGCTTAACCATAAAGCCTATCGAGTAAGGCACCATATAGATGGGCACATTCTCCGTCGGGCCGCTATGTTCGTACAGATGCTTGGCCAGCATCAGGGCTGCCAGACGGAAGTCCGTCGGTACTACCTTGCCGCCCTCTCCGTCGTCTTCTCCGAAGTTCTCCAGCAGGTCATCGTATGTGCGGTTACATACACGCAGCAGCGCATTCTCCGCCGCACCGCCGTAGGCCGTAAGCAGCGTGTCCTCCAGCGTGAAGTCCGGTTCTATGCGGCACTGCTCCTTAATCTCTTTTAACGTAAGGAATTTCATATCTTGTATTTTTTTGTTTCTATTATCCCACCGAAACAGCGGTTTAAGGTTACCGAGACAAAAAAGCCCCGCGCATCACTGCGCAGGGCCTTCCATCCGAAAAATCATTAAACACTTGCTATGAATATCTGGTTGCTATCATATACGTCTGAATTCCGCCGCCGCATCGAAGCAGGGGCATTCCTTGATAAATTCATCCGGAGAAATAATCCCGTCGCCGTTCTTGTCGGGGGAGAAGTCGCGGTGCCCGCTTATCTTAGCCTTTGGGTAGAGCTTGCGCAAGTCCATAAGCAGATTCAGTAGTGCGCACTTCTGATTCTCCGTCCTTGTGTCCTTCGCCTTGCCCTGATTATCCAGGCCACCAACATATACTACACCTATGCTATTAGCATTATGCCCGCTCACGTGGGCACCTATCTTGTCAACATCGCGGCCGTTCTCTATCGTTCCGTCCAGGCGTACCACATAGTGATAGCCGATGTCTGCCCAGCCCTGCGCCTTGTGCATACGGCGTATATCGTCGGCACTGTAGTCCTGCCATGAACGTGTAGCCGTGCAGTGTATAATAATGTCGGTAATCGTCCGTTTGCTCTTCTTTATCCGCTGGGGTATGAGCTTCAGCAGCGTCTTAACCCCCACGATGCCGTCAGCCGTTAGTCCGTTGGCTGCCTGCCACTTGCGCACTGCCTCTTCCGTAATTGCACCGAAGATGCCGTCGGGCATCAGGTGCAGGGCCTTCTGAATCTCTCGCACCATCTGTCCGGTGCTGCCTCTTCTGTATAGTTCCATAGTTTATTAGTTTTTGGGTTTATAAGTTAATTAGTCTTCATCTTGTTCTTCACGGTGGATTTCTATACTCGTTTCCCCCTTCTGGAACTTAATGGTCAGGCCAAGTTCTATCGCTCGAAAACCATATAAGAGGGTAGGGAACAGTAAAAGTTCACCGACGGCTTTTAAAACAGAGCCATCAATAATGCCCATTGGTGGGACAAAGAAGCCGCCCACAATCAGCCCCACCGATACGAAAAAGCATACTGCGAATGTGATACGCGATAACAGGTAAGTGCGATGTTCATCTGCCTGTTCACTCCTTACGATTTTAGATTGCTTAGACATAATTATAAGTATTAATACGTTCTAATAATCTCTTATTTTTGTTGCACGGGTTTACCACTTGCGGCAATGCCGCCATGTGAAAAAGGCTCAAAGGAACTTCTTCCAATATAGTTTTATACCCCATGCCACGCCCCATATCAGCAAAGCAATCATGATGTAGTTAGCCATCTTGATTCGGAATCGTTGCCACCATGTCAGCTGCTTCTCCACCTCCACCTCCACGGGGTAGGGGCAGGGGATGGTATCGCGCTTGCTGATATATGTGGTATCGTGACTGATACTCTCAATGTACTTGGTATGCCAGCGGTCGCGCAGGATGAATGTGGTATCGCCCTGCATGTACTCGTGCATATAGATGCTGTCATGCAGCCAGATGCTGTCGCGCTGCTGGCGGGTGATCTGAACGGTATCTGTGCGGTGCTCAATGACTGGAACATACCTGGTGGTAGTGCAACCGTAACAGAACAGCAGAATAATCACTATGGCTACCAATATCAGCATACTGCCCAGGCACCCCAGTCTTTCCTTGGCCTTGTGCTCCTGCGCCTTAGTATATTTGTCGATTTCCAAGTTCATGTTATCTCATGATTTTAAAAACGGGAAGTATCATACGGTGCTTCTTGGCGTATCCCCGATTCGACTTTCCCGCAAAGTTATTAACATCTACAAATGACAGAAGATGCTATTCCTACTTCTTCTCCTCCTCCTTGGTAAAGAGGCTGCAAATCTCAATCACTGCACCAACGGCAATGGTAATGGAGCTGTTGATGATGGCGGCCTTCTCGGGGCCTACACTGGTCACGATTGCTACGGCGGCGGTACTGGCTGCCGTCAGAATACCTACAATCAGGTTGAATGTCTTCTTACTCATATCGCTTAATGTTTATGGTTTATTACACATATATCAGTCATTATTACCTCATGGGATTACTCCCCTCCCACTTGGTGAGGTCTGGAGGGGGTCAATCATAGGTCCTACAAATAGAATCCTATTATCTTGTTGTACATATCTCTTCCGCTCAGTATCTCCTTGCGCTTAGCCTCGAACTCCTGCTGCTGATGGCCGGTGCACATGTCGTAGGTGATGAAGGTGCGAACGATGTAGATGTCGCCAACCACCTGCCCAAGCAATATACCCTCCTCCACACAGCAAGACTGGTGCTCCTCACCGTTCCATCGTACAGAACGACCGACTACGCGGTTATTGTGCGAGTCCGCCCCGTGCGGATTATGTGTAAAGTAATGCTTCATCAGCTCAGAGCCTGTCTTCTGCACCTTCGCACGCTCGGCATAACGCCTCAACATGTGGGGTGTGAGCACCATCGGACGGATCAGCCGCTGGTCACCCAGCCATGTAGTGTATGCCGTCAGTCCTTCCGGTGCCAGCCTTATCACACATACACCCGTCAGGATATAGCGCATTCGCTTGTCGAACACACGGCTGTAGAACATATACCTGTTCTTCCTTGTCGAGGTGTAGTCCCTGAATATCTCCAATGGGAACTTCTTGCATTTTATCGCCCTACGCCGCTCAGATTCTAACTGGTGCCTCCACCAGGTTGTTATCGCTTCGCGCTCCTTCGCCAGCTCCGCATACACCTCCGCATGCGTCATTGTATCTACTATCATAGTCAGACTCCTTTCATTTTGCAGCCCCGACAATCAGCCATGCAATCATTAGCAGGAGTATGGCGATGGCTGTCCATCCACATCCCTTGTACGCTTTTTCTGGTTTGTTCATATTCTTATGTTTAAAAAAATAATGTTCAATGTTCAATGTTCAATGCTCAATGAGGGTGGCGGACTATCGCCGCCACCATCTCATCGTCGATATTGGCCACTACCATGTAGTGTTCGAGTTGGAGGCGGTGCATCTCAGCTACCTTGTGGAGGTGGGCTTGGGCATCGAGTCCTGCACCGCGTGCGATGCCGTACATCTCCTCCTCCTTTGCTTCCTCCCATATCTTCCACTGCCAGAGGATGCTTGCCGCCTTTGGCAATGCTATATCCTTCTCAATCATTAATTGGAGCAGTGCCTTGTACATTTTTGGTTCACGGTTCATGGTTCAGGGTTAAGGGTTCTGATATTTAACATTGAGTCCACAATATGTTCTATCTCTTTACGTCTGTCCTTGCGGCAAAGCTCGCAGTCGGGATCGTGGTATTGATAGAATCCCGCCATACCTTTGCCCGATATAAGGTTGTGTCTGGGTGGTTCTATATATGTGGGGTCTTTGGCTTTCGCCTCAGATGTAATCTTCCACACATTATCCGCATAGGTAGCAAGACCTATCAATATGCCGCATATCAGCAGGCATCCTAAAAATGTAAGTCCAATCTCTTTCATATTTACTGAATAAATTGTTGAGTAATAGTAATTGTTGAGTAAAAAACCGCGCCCAGATGCCATTATCCGTTGTCCTTCAATTTGTCTTGGCACTCCTTTTTACGTTTGGTGCAAAGGGTTTATGTAAAGTTGTTAATGTATGAGCGGATAAACATTTTCAAGACCTCATTTTTGTTTGTTCGGTTTGCCTTCAAAATAGCCGCGAACCGCTCGTATTCCTCTCTCGTTATCTTTGTCGATACCGTAACGTGCCGTCCTTTCTGTGCCGTCCATAACCTTGCACATGTCGGTCGTTTGCTTCCGCTCTTGCTCATAGCTGTGCGTTTAGTGATTCATTATTTGTCGAATAGCTTCAATGTGCATACTATCCGTTTGCTCGATGTGGCACCACATGATGCTGTCGCGGAATCCGTCATGCTTCTGCATTCTGAGGATAGTCGAGTCACGCAGCGATATGGTATTGTTCAATAGTGCCACACGTCGCTCTATGATAAATACGCACATCATAATGATGCCGAGTGTCACGGCAAGAATAAATCTGTCTGCATTGTTCATAGTCTGTCCTCCTCCTTTGGTTTTGGTACAACCTTGATAATACCTTCCTTGATGAGCTTTCGCACGAAGTTCTTACGATTGAGAGCCTGACGATAGAAGCAACCAGGCTTCACGTCGATGCGCTTGCAATCTTGGCCGAGGTTCGTAATCTCACCCGTCGAAGTGTCAAGGCTGAACATGCTCAGCCCTGGCACCCTGCGTTGTCTGCCTAAGAACTTACTCATAGTGCTTGCTCCACTAAGTCGTACATGTCCTTGACTGTCTCGCACTTTTCGGCATCCTCATCCTTGATGCTGATGCCGAACTCATGCTCAAACTCCATTACCAACTCCACACAGTCGAGCGAATCACCGCCAAGGTCATCCTCAAACTTTGCTTCGTTCTTCACTTCGTCGTAATCGACTCCCAATTTGTCAACCAGAATGTCGTTGACCTTCTTTTCAATTTCTTGTCTGTTCATAATCTTATAAATTCGTTAAATTTGTGATTTTATCCCCATGCTTTATGTACGCCCTCAGTGTAGGATGTGACGCTGACTTCATGCAGAATCTCTTGTATGTCGTGCGGTTCGAGTTGCTGCCACAGCACATCCTTCGACAGCCGCTCTACCCACTTACCCAGCGTCTCGCCTTTTTTCTTTTTGTATTCGTTCTTCATAATTCTTCTTTATTGGTTCTGTGCCAAATTCATAATTCACCGCCTTGCGAATCAGGAATGGCATTTTCAAGCGCATAATGTTTTCGAGGTCGGTGGTGTCGGTGTCTCCCTCATTCCAATCTTCCAGTTCCTGGCGGACATACTTCATGAGGTATTCCATGAGTATTTCGCTCTTTGTATTGATGTTGCTGTCGATGTTCTCTTTCACTGTTTCGATTGGGAACACCACATGCGCATATCGCTCATATCTGCCCACCTTGAATCCTACACCAATGGCCGCTTTGGTCAGTTCGATGTCTGCCGTCTCAACCACACAGCCTGTTATCTTTGCTTTTCTCATAATTCGTTTCATTCGTGTTCAAACAAAAAAAGCGAAGAGCGAAAATTCTTCACTCTTCACTCTTCATTCTTCATTTTCTCAATGCAAACTGCCCTCATACCTCTCATACAGGTCTAACGCCATCACGATACACTGTATCGGGTCAATCTTGCACGACGCGCTCTGGTTGGCTTTCACCGGTCGGATATTCTCGCGGTTGTCTATCTCCAGTGCCACGTTGTTAAAGCAGAACTGCCACAGCGGACTGTTGCTGAAGCTGATGAACGGCACGGGTGCCATCATTGCGTTGTAGAGGTCTTCCGTGGGACCGTTGAACTCAGAGTTGAGCTGGCTTACCACTTGCACGTAGGGTTCGGGGTTCTGTATGTTCAGCGACACTTGCATGTATGACTTCAGCACAGTGATGGGCACTTTCGACTTGTACTTATCGTACCCGAAGTACATGAATTGCACGCCCTTCTTGATGAGCTCGTCCAGACGGCCAACGAATAGCTCCGGCTGGAACGTCTTGCCAGGCGACAGGTGCATCCACCCTGCCTTTATCCATTGCTCATAGAGCGGGTGCAACGGTGAGCTCTCGTACTCGTCTTCGCTGATCCATACGTCGCAATCAGCAAAAAACTCCGTACCGCGTCCGCTGGGGTGCTTGCGGGCTGCCAACCATCCGGGGCCGCTCCAGTCGCCGCCGAGCGAGAAGTCAAGGCCAGTGAACACTACCCACCCTTGGTCGGCGGTGCATTGGTCTATGCGCATATCGCGTTGTAGGTGCTTCATGTCGTCACCCGTTATCCATTTGGACACCCGCGAGCCCTGCCACATATTGAAGTCCTTCGTCAGCACCTCCTGCTTCGTGTCTTCCGTTCCCGTGGCCGCTTCGTGCAGTCGCTCGCGGTAGTAGGTGGGCTGGACGGTGGTGCCTATCGAGCGGTTCACCTTCTTGAAGAGTTCGGGGTCGTCGAGCTTCGTCAGGTCGTCGGTCAGTTCCCACTTGTCGAGCTGGAGCAGGAAGGCGCACCAGTAGTCGTCCGATGTGCGGATGCGCTGGCCGAGGGGGTACTGCATCTCGCCCAGCAGCGATGCTTCCACCTGTTCAATCTTCGTCTTGTAGGGGCCTTCTTTTATCCGGCCGGCGGTGGTGGTGTGGAGCAGCAGTTTTTCACGACGCGGACCCGTTGAGCCCCAACACGTATCGACTGCCGCCTGCATGTCGGAGTGGGCGTTGACGTAGCCCGCCTGACCGTGCTCGTCGGCATGTACCACGCTGGCGTACAGACCGTCCTTTGATGTCTTTCCGGCGGCCATGCACTTGATTTCGCCTTTCATCGGGTGTCCGGGTTGCCAGTTCAGTCCGTTGCGCGTCATGCGGAAGTATTTGCCGCCCATGCGGTTCGAGCACGTCGGATCGACTTGCATGGCAAACTCGCGGATGGCTTTGTAGGCTATCTGGCTCTGTTCGCTGGAGTTGGTGCAGATGAGTGCCTGCCCGTTCACGTCGCCCAGGAATCCCACCTCGGTGAAGTCCACCGCGCCGCCCAGCTCCGTCTTGCCGCTCTTTCGGGTGAGGAACCAGTGCGCCTCCTGCGTCAGCCGTCGCGTGTCCCACACC